TGAGAAACCATATAACTATTCGCGTAAGCACTAGGGTACACATCGAATTTTGCTTTTGCTTTCGCTTTCGCTTTTCGATATAGGCTTGGATTCGCCACGTTGTCTGGAATGTTATCTTTCTTCGCGCTGCCGCCATTTTTCAACTTGATTGACTCCAAAGCTTTGGCTTGTTTGGCATGGGTGTTACTGGCCTTTTTCAAAGCTTTTGCGACTTTGTCAATTTTTTTCTGAGCCATTATCTTCTCCTCCCATATTGAGCTAAGCCAACTGGTCTTTCGTACTTGTCTCCATAAATTTGAGCAAACTTTGGATCTGCTGCTATCCCGCCGGTGACTGCGGGTGGAGGTGCTATAGCGACCGGAGGCGGTACATCATCGACTGACGGGGATGACGTAAAAGCGACAGAGGGAATTTCCGCAAAAACGGCCGGCGGGACGTCCGCCGGACCAATCGGACGTTCACCCCCGCGACCTTGATAATTGTCGGCGAAATCAATCTGATCCTGCACGCTGCCGCCTGGAATTAAGCCCATTTGATCAGCCATGCCGTCCGATATATTTACGCCTGTGCTTCCGCCAGTGTAAGGCACACCACCCGCCTCGACCCCTGCCGAGACGTTGGGATCGACTGCTGGAATCGTAGGCATCTGGCCCATGATCTCATCGGTTATTTGTTTGCGTAGAGCCTCCACATCTATTTGTTGTGGGATCTCGCCGCGTAGCTGCTCAATTTGAGCCGCAATTGGATCAATCGCGCCAGTGATTGCGGCTTGCCGCTGTTGTTCAATTTGTGCGGGATCAAGCTGGGCTGCTTGCAAAGCTTGTACCCTTTCTTGCAACCCTTCTCGTTGTCTTTGTCCTGTTTGTAACGCCTCTTCGACCAACCGACCTGTCGCCTGATAATCTCCGCGAAGAGATTCTAGATCGCTTGCGGCGGCCCTGCCTTCTAATGCCGCTTGCAAATTTTCTATATCTGTAAGCGAGGCCCTACCTTCTAATGCGGCTTGCAAATCCTCTTGTGTGATGCCTTGCTCTTCTAGCAAACCGATCTGTCGAGCCAGTTCAGCCCTTTCGCCAGTTGCAGTATCTGCGAATTGCGCAGATTGCTCGCTGATTTCGTTAATACGAGATTGCAAATCTTCTATTGGTAAGTTTCCAACGTCTTCTTTCAAAGCACCGATCTGGTTCTCTAATCCAGATATCAGTTGTTCTCTCTCGTTTCTGAGTACAGACGATTGTTCTGCTGTTTCCTGTTGCACTGAATCAGAAACCGAATTCAGCTCGTTTCCCAGAGAATCCAATCGTGCCTGAAAGGACTCTGCCGCCGATTTTTGTTGGTCTGTGAGGAGGGCCTCTTGTGCTTCTAAATCAGCTTGGACCTCGGTTCTTATGTCGCCTAGATCTTCGTTCAAGCCGCCGATCCGGTCTGTGAGGTCTCCAACAAGAGATGCTTGTCGATCCTCTAAGCTGCCTAGCGCCTCGGTCTGCGCTTGAGATACGCGCTCCTGCGATGCCTCTAAATCAGCCTTCGCTTGATCGATATTCTGTTGCAGTGTGGTAACAAGAGCCTCTTGCTGTGCTCTGATATCTGCTCTTTCTTGTAGTCCTTCCTCTCTCAGAGCCGAGGATTCTTGTGCGATGTTTTCTTTCACACCGGCTAGTCTATCTTCTAGAGCTGATACGACTCTTGATCGCTCTGCTGCTTCTGCTTCCGCTGCGGTAGACGTCTCCTGCCGTAGAAGCTCTCTTAGATCAGATATCGCTGTTTGTCGCTCTTGTCTCTGAGCTTCTTCTGCTTCCCTTTGTGCGGTAAGCAAATCTGCGTACTGTTGCTGAAGTCGCTCCTGCTCATATTCCGGTCTATCCAAACTTCTAAGCGTCGGCAGACCGCTAGCCTGGGTCCTTGGGTCTCTATCAAAGACAGGTTGGTCTAACAGATAGCTTTGCAGCTCTGCGAACGGTGAAGTCCCAGATGCATATTCTGCCGCGGCTCTATCGAGGTCTGAGGTTAGATCTGACTCTGCCATTCAAATCACCAGTTTTTACATGAGTGGTACGCGGCGGAAAAAACGTCTTTTTTCTTTTCCACGGCGTCACAATTATGACGGGCCCGGAAAGACTTGCGCCGATCTGGTTGGTCCTTTTTAATGGACATATTCGGATCGCCATATCGGACTATTTTTACTTGGTCCCCTTTCTTGGCGAGCACTGCAAACTTTTTCGGTTTACCGGGAGTTCGTTTTTGTTGGTTGTACCCAGGGAACGACTCGCCTCTATAGACGAGTCTCCCAGAAGCAGTCCTTTTAACGTCTTTAGTATCAGCCATACGCTTTGATCAACTCTAAGATGATCATGTAAGTATCACCACTAGAGTGGCCGACTGTTGTGAAAGCGAGGTCTCCCGTTTTGCCGCTGCCAGCATTGTTAGGAATACCTGAAAAATCACTGTAGTCATGGTAGCCGTTTGAGTCTTCACTCAAACCGATCGCTAAGACGTTTGTGGTTGCATCGAAATCAATCTTTACGGACATGCCGGTACATTGCCACCAGATCTTGTTGATTTGCACACTAGAGCAGCTCTCACCGGCAGCGTTGCTGGAGAGTGCAGATACATCCACTTTTGTGACTGCTGACTCACCCGTGCCGTCACTCGCGTTCGTAAACTTGAGAACGGCTTTTCTCTGACCATCTTGGATGGTTTGCGATGTTACTACGTCAGCCATGGTCTATTCCTCTAGGAAGCCGCGTCGAAACCAGTGATTTCAATCAGGAACCGTCCAGCGGTATAGGTCGCATCACCGGTGCCCTGGCTGACCAGGTACAAGAATTGGTCGGCTGCGATGTCACCACCAGCAACCACTGTACCGGCTGAGGCTGCGCCAGCATTGATGATTTGTGTTTCAGTCAAGTCACCGATAGCAGTGTCATTGACGCCAGTGCCCTCGGTCGCAGAAAAAAGGTCAATGTCTGTTGATCCACCGGCTGGTGTTTCTACGCAAGTCATGGTTACACCAAAAACAGTGCCTTGGTTTGCGGTTGTCACTTTACCTATAAAGGCAACGCCAGAACCGTCCTTACCAATGATGTCCCCGGCCGTGCCGCCGTCCTTTAATCCAGTAAGATCAATCATGATTGTGGTTTTGACGATGTTTACGTTGGTATCGACATCACTCTTGAGACGATTCACCTGAGTAACGTAAACGGCCGCGGTGCCCTCGATTCCTGCACTTGCAGTCGCCTCGGTTGCCATTTTAGCACCGCTAGTGACGGTGATCGTGCCATTCGCCGATTTTGAAATTTGTTGGAAACCCTTTTCGGATCTGACGGGTCCATTAAAAGTTGATGTAGCCATTATGTTCTCCTGTCTTGGCCAATGTCAGTCGCGGGATTGCGGCTGTCAGGATCCTACGTTTATACCACAGGGCTTACACGCCCACAATTTTTCGAAACACAAAAAAAGGGGCCAAAAGGCCCCTTTGATTTGGTCATCAAAGCACTTACGCGCCTTGAGATCCGAACACACCACGGAAATCAGAAAAGCCGAAACTATATCGTTCGCGCGCCTTATAACGAATGTTACCTGTTGTAAAGTCAGGTTCCATCGTAGTTTCCATCGGGGTTCTTTGGAACATCTTCAGACCTTCGCCGGCCTCTGTAATAGACGTCAAGATGAAGAATGCATCTGGGTCTGCGAGGTAGTGATTGACTGAATATCCCCCAGGCAACACGCCAGTGTTCTTGATGGCGTTGATGTCGTTGTCCGCGGTTCCGACACGCTGATCAGAATTCAAGATTCTGTCTGCTACGAATACCAGCTGCGGAGGCACGATCATCTTTGTAGCCTGAACGCTAATTTGCAGACCTTTATCGTCAGTGAATTCTGATATCGAAATCAGCATATTCTCGAGCGAGGTCTCATTCAAATCAGCCATGGTGGTCTCTCGATTTGCCAACGTGCCGCCCCCTGCTAGAGGGTGTGCTGTTGCAATCAAGGGTTGTCCATCTCCGCCAGTTACGCCTGTATCAAAAGCATTATTCAAGACATCTGCGCCTTGTATTTCTTTTGTGTTCGACATACTGCGAGCAAGGGCTCTGACATACCGACGACCTAATGAGTCATACAAATTGTCTTCCTGGGCTTCCTCGGTTAACGAGAAAGCTAAGGCGACGGTCGAGTGAACATAACGACTTGTATAACCTTCGCTTGCCGTATCGAAAGCGACTCCCTGACCTTCTGTCTTAAGGGGCGCCGAACCGAAACCGGTTATCAGTACCTCTTCTTCGAACGCGCGATCACTCTGCTCGATTGCGAAGATTTGCTCATACTCGGCTGGAAAGCTGTCGTAATTTTGGCCGAAAAGAGCGTTCAGTCCTGGCTCTAATTCCGCCGCTAGTTGGGCTCTAGAAATTGCCATGCTATTTTACTCCTATGCCAAGCCCGCTGACTTAACACCCATGATATGGTTCTGAATAACCACCATCACATTAGTGTTAGCGCTTGCTACGTCGTCGTTGTCGGGATCCTGGCTGATGTCGATGGCCTTAAGAGGTAACGTAGTGGTGGTTGCACCGGTCGTTACGTCTAGTTCCATGTTACTTCTGC